CGTTTACAGCCGGGTGGATCTATTGTGATTGTGATGACCCGCTGGGGGGATAGGGATCTGACAGGTAGAGTTATTAAAGATGCAGCAGGTAGAGACAAGGGTGAGGAGTGGGAGATTATTGAGTTGCCTGCTATCATGCCGTCAGGAAATCCTTTGTGGCCTGAGTTCTGGAGTATTGATGAGCTGGCTGCTTTAAGGGATGAGTTACCGGCTGCTAAGTGGAACGCACAGTACCAGCAGAATCCGACTGGTGAAGAGGGCGCGATCGTAAAGCGGGAGTGGTGGAAGAGATGGACGAAAGAGGATCCGCCGACTTGTCAGTTTATTATTCAGAGTTGGGATACTGCTTTCACGAAGGGTGAGCGGAGTGACTACTCGGCTTGTACGACATGGGGTGTGTTTTATTTGAACGAGAACAGTGAAGATGCGAATATTATTTTGCTGGATGCGTTTAAGAAGCGGATGGAGTTTCCTGAGTTGAAGGAAAAGGCGTATCAGAATTACACATACTGGGAGCCTGATGCTTTTGTGATTGAGGCCAAGGCTGCGGGTAGTCCGTTGATATTTGAGTTGAGGGCGATGGGAATTGTGGTGAGTGAATATACGCCGAGCAGGGGGAATGATAAGTTTGTGCGTATCAATTCAGTTGCTGATTTATTTAGTTCAGGTAAAGTGTGGGCTCCAGAGACAAGATGGGCTGAAGAGTTGATTGAAGAGATGGCTGCATTTCCGAATGCGCCTAATGATGACTTGGTGGACTCATCCACACAAGCATTGATTCGGTTTCGCAAGGGCGGATTTTTAAGACTTGAATCTGATGAGAGAGAAGAACTTAAAAGCTTCCGCAGAAAACACGCTTACTATTGAGGATTAAATGGACATTGCAAAATCACTTTATGCCGCGCCCCAAGGTCTTGAGGCTTTAGAAACTCCAGACTTGGAAATTGAAATTGAAAATCCTGACTCTGTATCTATTGGTATGGGTGGGGTGGAGATTACCTTAGAGCCTGAGCGTGAGAGGTCTGAGGAGGAGCAGTTTGATTCCAATCTGGCTGAATTCATGGATGAGGGTGATCTTGAGCTAGTTGGCTCCGAGATTGTTGAATTGGTTGAGGCCGACATCAACTCCCGTAAGGATTGGGTGGAGATGCTTGTCAAAGGATTGGAAGTCCTTGGCATGAAGTATGAAGAAAGAACTGAGCCGTGGAACGGAGCTTGTGGAGTTTTCTCTACGATCCTGACAGAGGCTGCGGTAAGGTTTCAATCAGAAATGATTGTGGAAACGTTTCCAGCAGCGGGGCCGGTGAAGACAGAAATCATTGGCGCTATTAATAAGTTGAAGGAAGATGCTGCTGAGAGAGTTCGTGAAGACATGAACTACCAGCTTACTGAGGCGATGCCTGAGTACAGACCAGAGCATGAGCGGATGTTATTTAACTTGGGACTGACTGGCTCGGCGTTTAAGAAGGTGTACTACGATCCGGCGCTGGGAAGACAGACCTCTATATATATACCTGCCGAGGATGTGATTATTCCTTACGGTTCAAGCGGAGCTAGGACAGCAGAGCGTGTAACTCATGTGATGCGCAAAACAAAAAATGATGTTCGTAAATTGCAGGCTGCTGGTTTTTATCGTGATGTAGATTTGGGTGAGCCGGTAGCGATTCATACTGATGTTGAAAAGAAGAAGGCCGAAGAGCAGGGTTACTCTTTGACTGACGATGATCGGTTTCAGATATATGAAGTGCAGATTGATTACGACTTGCCCGGCTATGAAGATGAAGATGAAATAGCTCTGCCGTACATCGTGTCGATTGATGTGGGTACGGGAAAAGTTTTGTCGATCTATCGCAACTACGAAGAAGAAGATGTCGTGCGATTGAAGAGACAGCATATGGTTCAGTATGACTATGTGCCGGGTTTTGGTGCTTATGGATTTGGCTACATACATTTGATTGGCGGGTATGCACGGGCAGGCACTTCACTGATTCGTCAGTTGATTGATGCGGGTACTTTGAGCAACTTGCCCGGTGGCTTGAAGTCTCGCGGCCTGCGGGTTAAGGGTGACGATACGCCTATCTCTCCCGGAGAATTTAGGGATGTGGATGTACCAAGTGGGTCTATCAAAGACAACATCATGGCGCTTCCATATAAGGAGCCGAGCCAAGTATTGGCGCTGTTGCTGGAGAAGATAACCGAAGAGGGTCGCAGGCTAGGTTCTATTGCTGACATGAAAGTCAGTGATATGAGTGCGAATGCACCTGTAGGAACTACTCTGGCTATTCTTGAGCGTCAGTTAAAAACGATGTCTGCTGTGCAGGCGCGAGTTCACTTTTCGATGAAGCAGGAATTCAAACTCCTGAAGAACATCATTCGTGATTACACGCCGAACGAATATTCATACGATCCTGAGAAGGGCGATCGCAAGGCCAAGCAAGAAGACTATGACATGGTGGAAGTGATTCCAGTGTCTGATCCTAATGCTGCAACGATGGCGCAGCGGATCATGCAATACCAAGCTGTGATTCAGTTGGCGCAACAAGCTCCGCAGATTTACAACTTGCCTCAGTTGCATCGTCAGATGATTGAAGTGTTGGGTGTGAAGAATGCTGACAAGCTGGTTCCGACAAAAGACGATCAGAAGCCACGCGATCCAATCAGCGAGAACATGGCCTTCTTGAGGGGTGAGCCGACAAAGGCTTTCATCTACCAAGATCAAGATGCGCACATTCAAGCGCACCAATCATTTATGCAAGACCCAAGCATTGCGGCGACCATTGGACAAAATCCTATGGCGCAGCAAATGCAGGCTGCGATCATGGCTCACATTGCAGAACACTTGGCATTCAAGTATCGCAAGGATGTCGAAGAACAGGTTGGAGTTCCATTACCTAACCCAGATGCTGAGTTGCCAGAAGATGTTGAAGTTCAACTTTCTCGTTTGGTGGCTCAAGGGTCACAACAGTTGATGCAGAAAAATGCAGCGCAGGCTCAACAAGCACAAGCTCAACAGCAAGCTCAAGATCCGCTTATCCAGATTCAGCAAGCAGAGTTGCAAGTCAAGCAAGCAGATGTGCAGCGCAAGACGCAAAAAGATCAGGTGGATTCGCAGCTTGCAATGCAGAAATTGCAGCTTGAGAAACAGAAAATTGAGGCGGAGATTTTAAGAGAATCTAAGCGACTTCAGTCACAAGAGTTGCAGACCAAGGCCAGAATCCAAGCGGATATGACGGCCCGTCAGTTGGATGCAATGACAAAACCAAGGAAGGCTGAGTAATGGATCAAAAGCTTGCCGAGATTTTGAACAAGAAAATTCAAGAACACATTAACCAACATTTAGGAGTGCTGAGTGATGGCGTAGCTAAAGACTACGCTCATTACAAAGAGCTGTGCGGAGCAATCCGGGGTCTGCAAACCGCACAGATGGAAATAAATGACCTTGTGCGGAAACTAAAGGATGTTGATGATGACTGAGTTTGATGTTCAAGCTGTTGATCTGTCGGGTATTTTGAATACCTCGGCGGAGGAAAAAGCGAAGCAAGTACCTGATCCTGTGACTTACCACATTCTGTGCGTTCTTCCAGAGGTGGATGAGGAGTATGAGAGTGGTCTTGTTAAGGCTGGGCAAACGATTCACTATGAAGAGCTGCTGTCACCAGTGCTTTTTGTGGTGAAAATGGGGCCAGATGCCTTCAAAGATGAGAAACGCTTCCCGAGCGGCCCATCTTGTAAGGTGGGAGACTTTGTGTTGGTACGTCCCAACACTGGTACTCGCATCAAAATCCACGGGAAAGAGTTCAGAGTAATCAATGATGACTCTGTAGAGGCCGTGGTTCAAGACCCTCGCGGCATTTCCAGAGCATAAGGAGGGAAAAATGGAAAAAACAGAGTACAAATTCCCCGATGAGATGGACAAAAAGCCCAAAAAAGCGTCAGAAGATGACGATTTCAAGGTTGAAATTGAGGGTGAGGGTGAAACTGAGATAGAAATTGTCGATGACACGCCCAAATCTGGCAAAAAGATGGAAGATCCTCCCAAAGATATTGATGAGGACGAGTTAAACAGCTATGGCGAGAAGGTTCGGCGCAGGATTCAGCACTTGCAAAAGGGCTATCACGAAGAAAAGCGCAAAGCAGAGCAAGCTTTCATGGAGCGCGAAGAGGCGATCAAGGCTGCTCAGACCATAGTTGAAGAAAACAAAAAACTCAAAGGTTCTTTGAATCAGGGGCAGACAGCACTTCTTGAACAAGCCAAGAAAACAGTGGCTTCTGAGATGGAAGATGCTCGGAGAAAGTACAAGGAAGCGTATGAATCGGGAGATTCTGAGGCTCTTGTCAATGCTCAGGAAAATTTGACCTCCGTCAAGATAAAACTTGACAGAGTGAATAATTTTAAGCCTACCCCTTTACAAGAAGATCGAGTTGATGTAAAAATACCTCAAGTTCCCAGTAATGCCTACGATGCGAAAGCAGAAGATTGGCGTAAACAGAACAAATGGTTTGGGCCGGACGATGAGATGACCAGTTTTGCGCTTGGACTCCACAACAAGCTGGTCAAAGGTGGAGTAGATCCGACATCAGACGAATACTATGAGAAGATAAATTCTCGTATGCGACAAGTATTCCCAGAGAACTTCGAATCTGAGGAATCCGCTGCTGAACCTGAGAAGGTTGAGAAGCGAACTAAATCGAATGTGGTTGCGCCAGCAACGAGAAGCTCTACCCCCAAAAAGGTAACGCTAACTCAAACCCAAGTAAACATCGCCAAACGACTAGGTGTTCCATTGGAACTCTATGCGCGTAAGGTTGCGGAACAAATGAGGAACTAAAAATGACAGATGCAAATCAAAACCGCGCAAAGCGCGAAACCGAAAGCCGTGCAGCAGCCGAGCGTCCAAAAAAATGGTCGCCTCCCCAACTTCTGCCTGATCCTCATCCAGAGGAAGGGTATGCGTTCCGTTGGATCCGTCTAGCTACACTTGGCACAGCAGATGCGTTGAATATTTCCTCAAAACTTCGTGAAGGCTGGGAGCCTGTCAAGGCATCAGAACACCCCGAAATCATCTTGATGAGTGGTCAAGCTAACCGCTTTCCAGACAGTATTGAGATCGGTGGATTGTTGCTTTGTAAGACACCAGTTGAATTTACTAAGGATCGTGATGCGTATTTCGCTAACCAAGCGGATGCACAGATGGCCTCAGTAGATAACACTTTTATGCGCGAGAACGATCCTCGGATGCCTATGTTCAAAGAGCGTAGTTCTAAGGTGAGTTTTGGCAAAGGTCTTTAATTTTTTTGGAGCTTAAAACATGGCTTACCCCACTGTCTCAGCACCCTACGGTCTAAAGCCAATCAATTCAATTGATGGCAAGCCCTATGCAGGTGCTTTTCGGCAGATTCCCGTTGCTGCTTCTTTTGGCACTGCTATCTTCTTTGGAGATACAGTTCAAATTGACGGCACTGGCTATCTGATTAAATCAACTTCTACCAATGCTGGCACTATTGTTGGCGTTTGCGTAGGCGGTTCATATGTCAACTCCAGCGGTCAAACCGTTGAGGGCCAGTACATCCCTGCATCCGTATCAACTACAACCAACTATGCTTATGCGTATGTTATAGATGACCAACAAGCGCTTTTCAAAGTTGCTGTTGTTTCTTCTGGAACAACCATGAGTACAGCGGCTCGCGCCGATGTTGGCTCTAACGTGGCATTGGTTCTTAACGCTGGTAGCACTACCACTGGCAATTCGGCCTTTGCTGTAACTTTAACGGGTGCTGGAACTACTTCCACTATCCCAATTCGTGTGATCGATGTTGTGCCTGAAACCGCTACTGCGGCAGATGCCTTCACCGAGCTGTTGGTGAAAATCAACGCACACCAGTACAACAACACCACTGGTGTCTAAGGAGTAACTTAAATGGCTATTTCACGCGCACAACTATTGAAAGAACTGCTCCCCGGATTGAACGCTTTGTTCGGTTTGGAGTACGCTAAGTATGGCGAGGAACATAAAGAGATTTATGAAACCGAAACCTCTGAGCGTTCGTTCGAAGAAGAAACGAAACTGTCTGGTTTCTCTGCTGCACCTGTCAAAAACGAAGGCTCTGCCATCGCTTACGACAATGCGCAAGAAGCATGGACTGCTCGTTACAACCACGAAACCATCGCAATGGGCTTCTCCATCACTGAAGAAGCAGTGGAAGACAACTTGTATGACAGCTTGTCTAGCCGCTACACCAAAGCATTGGCTCGCGCTATGGCTTATACCAAGCAGGTCAAGGCCGCTTTTGTGTTGAACAATGCGTTCACCACAACAGTGACTTACGGTGACGGCGTTACCTTGTGTAGCACCGCACACCCACTGATCTCTGGTGGCACAAACAGCAACCGCCCAACTACCGGCGCTGACTTGAATGAGACTTCTCTTGAGAATGCTGTCATTCAAATCGCCGCTTGGACAGATGAGCGCGGTTTGTTGATCGCTGCCAAGCCTAAGAAGCTGGTCGTTCCTCCTTCTTTGATGTTCGTTGCTACTCGTTTGTTGGAAACCGAACTCCGTGTCGGTACAGCTGACAATGACATCAACGCATTGAAGAACAACGGCTCCATCCCTGAAGGCTATACAGTCAATCACTATTTGACTGATACCAACGCATGGTTCCTGATGACTGACGTTCCTAACGGTCTGAAGCACTTCATCCGTACTCCGCTGTCTAACAGCATGGACGGTGACTTCGACACTGGTAACGTTCGTTACAAGGCTCGCGAGCGTTATAGCTTCGGCGTATCAGATCCTCTGGGTGTCTTTGGATCACCCGGTTCGTCTTGATAAAAAAATAGAGAAGGGGGTCAAAAGCCCCCTTTTCTTTTTTCTGTTTTAGTGTATATTTAAGCAACCCGAGAATCATCGGCGTATCAAACAGGCTCGGCTGACCTCATGCAGATTGATACGCTACAACGCATGGAGAATTTTTATGTCTAATACCACATTTAGCGGCCCAGTTCGGTCTGAAAACGGCTTCCAAACCATTTCTACAAACGCCACAACTGGCGCAGTTACAGTCACCAGTTCTTTTGGCCCGACACTGGTTTATACCGATCAAGATCACCCCACAACTGCAGCGATCAATGCTACGGCGACAGCCACCGCAGCAGAAGTTGCAACCGGCTACATCACAGTAACTTCAGCAACGGCTGTAACCATCACTTTGCCCACCGGAACTTTGCTTGGCGCTGCTATTGGGGCAACCAAAGGTACTGTGTTGGACTTATACATTGACAACACCGCAAGCACAAGCTCAGGCGCTGTGACTGTCGCTGTAGCCACAAACGGCATTTTGTCAAGCGCCGCCGCTGACACCCCCGGCAGCTTCGGTGATTTGACAATTCCTGTTGGCGCTACTGGCCTTGCCCGTTTCACCATCATGTTCTCAAGCGCCACAGCCTACGTTTTCACCCGTACTGCTTAATTAATCACGGGGGCTTCGGCCCCTTTTAAAAGGAGATTGATTATGGGTATGCAAACAGACGTTAAATCGGGACACCTTAATAACTCTGGTTTTGTTGTGTTGGGTCGAAATAGGTTAAAAGCTATTTCTATGGTTGGCACAGCTACGGCTGGAACGTTGGACATTTTTGACACTACTACAGCACCTGTTGCTGCAACATATGAGAGGGCGGCTACGCTTGTCACTGTTACCAAGAGCGCACACGGACTAGTTACTGGCGATATAGTTGGACTTACTTTTGCTACCGCGAGTGGATCATCTGCAACAAACGGTAACTACTCAATCACACGCACGGGCGCAAACACTTTTACAGTTACAGACATTAACTCTGGAACTATTGTTGCCGGAACAGTAGCGGCATACGCATCTTTGTGGGTTGCTAGTTACGACACTGGTGCGTCTGACTTATTTGGTAATTTTGCGCTGATCCCCGGCGAAGGGATACTGGTTAGAAACGGTATCTACTTGAGCATGTCCAATTTACTTTCTGCCAACGTGTACTATGGCTGATAAAAGCTTTAACTTGATTGGTCGCAAGCTTATGATTGCGATCCCTTGTTACGATGGCAAAGTAAACATCAGGACTGCTTTTGCCATTGCAGAACTCGTTCCCAAGTTAGACAAGATGGGTGTGCGATTAAGCCTCGTACACCTGTCCGGCTGCTCAATCATTACCAAGGCTAGAAACAGGCTGGTTCGTAAATTCATGGAGTCAGATTGCACAGACTTTTTGTTTGTTGATGCTGATGTTGTGATTAACACGGATGCTGTTACTCGCTTGCTTGCACTGTCATCAGACAAAGATGTTGTGGCTGGATCGTATCCACGCAGAGCTAAAGATGCCAAATTCTTCCTTGATTTTTATCTGGGTGATGATGGGCAGCTTGAGTTTGACGATCATGGATTGATGAGAGTCGAAAGTGTTTCCACTGGGTTCATGCTTGTTCGCCGTCATGTGTTTGAGCACATGATTGAGAAGCATCCTGAGTGGGAATACAAAGGCGATGGCGATGGCGAAACAGAACACGCAATTTTTGACTTTATGATTCTTGACGGTCAATACATTGGTGAAGACTATGCTTTCTGCTTGAGAGCTA